GCATCTGGATCAAAGTATACAGATAATGGGTCAATAGACTTAACCATTACTTCACCTCTGCCGAAATCAGCATCAGGCTTAATATAAGACATCATCACTCCCATGCCCTTAACGTAATAATCATCTATGCAGCGTTTTAATTCTGCATTGCCTACTGAGATATCCCATACCCAAGACATTAAATCAGAAAAGATTCTACCTACTTTTGTATCAGAATTGTCTCTTCCTGTTGATTGAAACTTAGGTGCATTAGACGTAAGCATTGCTTTTGCTTGTTCTACTGCTGGATGTATTACATTAACAACCAAAGGCTCCTGTGCTCGTGCACGGAGAGCGTTTACTTGTTCTTTTTTCCATTGTTTACCAGAGCGAAACTCTGAATCTTCTACAGCTTGTCTTGACCACCTCTTACGAGCAGAGCTGTAGTCATTAAATAGATCGTGAGTATACTGCGTCTCAGGATGTTTTTGTGGCATGTGGTCCTAACATATATGTAATTATTCTTTAAAATTTAAAGAAAGATTATGCTGTCATCCAGTCAAAATGTCCATTTTTTGTAAAATGCTTGGTTTTTTTCTCTTCTTTGTCTTCTATTTTATGAAATGGAGCATATATTTTCTTCATAGCATAATACATTCCATCGAGAAGGTCATCATGCTTTGCTCGTGGGTATAATAGCATTTCATCCTTTAATTCAAGCATTTCCTCTTGGATATAAACCTTTTTTTGAGCAAAATAGGGTTCAAGTGTTTCCAATCTAGATGATTTGCTATTTCTAGGGTTCTCTCGTATCTCCAATCCAGATATAAAGAGATTTTCTTCTTCACATCGCTGCTTTACGTATTCTCGTAGCATTTCCTGATAGCCGACAGACTCAATACGTACTTTTACAGGTTTATATATTTTAAAATACTCAATGATCTGGTCAGCTAAGTTCATGGGAGTTGCACGCTTGCGATAGTAAGGCAATAGATAACGATTATTATCATTATCAATAGCAACTGCGACTATGGTAGAGAAATCCGCAGTACTCTTGGTAGACGATGCGGGGTCAACTCCCATAAACACATTTACAGGTACGATTTCTTCTACATCCTTGCCATTTCGCTTAGATATCTTTAGATATGCTTCATCTTCTTCATTGTGATGTAGTTTTCCATCATAATACTGGAAATAAGACTCTTTAAATAGCTGGTCCTCATCTCCAATGATCTTACATAGATATTCTCTGTAGAATACAGATACTCTATTAATTGATTCTAATTCTTCTTTCTTTTTTTGCAGTTTTTCGATAGGATGCCATTCTTCCCATAGGGATATCTTCTTATCTAGGTCTGGTGCAAAATAAAGATTCTCCCATCCTTTCATTTCTTTCAGCGTTTCTACCATACATCTTTGATGTTGAGGTGTACCGATAATAACTATCCTGCCGCACTTAGGGTCTAGGGATGGAACGGCAGACTGCAGCAGCCATCTGAGGTTTACTTCCATTGCTTCTGCTGTTTTGGTGTTATTTTCGTCTTCCGGGTCGTCTACTATTATCATTGTAGGTCGCTGATTCCCCTTTTTAATCCCCCTTAACTGCTGTCCTGTACCTTTACAGATGATCATAGAGCCATCTTTCAGTTCAATCTCTGATTTAGCCCATTGTCTTGCCGAATGTTGTCCCCAATATCCGAATAAGGACCTAAAATTAGAGGAAAAATCAAGGGTATCCTTAATTGTACCCAATAATTTAATAGCATGGTCCTGTGTTCTGGATACCAATACGATAAGTTTCTGCCCCCCGTGAAACATTAGATGGTAAAGAGGAAATACACCACCTACTATGGAGGATTTGGCATGACCACGAGGGGCTACAATATTTATCTGAGAATGATTACTATTTAATAGCGATTCTGCTATTTTATAATGGAAGTCTGGCGAAGGCACAGAGAACATATTAGGCATTGTTACCTTTCCAAACAGCACAAGATTGCTTTTCAGCTTATCTTTTATTTCATTCTGCTGCTTCATTCTCTTCTACTTTGCGTGACATAGTTAACGATTTCTCTTCATTTGCTATCAGGTCCCCAATATTACTAGCAACATCCAGCTGTAATGTATCTGTTGTAATCTTTTTATTAGGCTTCATTTCTAATAAGTCCATAAAAGCATCCGATATTTTAATCATATTGGTTACATCTTGTTTATTACGAGCAATATGCAACCCTTCAAGCATTGTATCCAATACTGATGAGCTGTTAATTCCCTTTTCTGATAGCACTTCTTTCAATTTCTTTTCTACCATCTTCTTTATTACCTCCTGTTTTAAAACCCTGCGAACTGTTGCAGCAGGATTCTGTTGATCTGGGCGGTATATGTACCCTAATTGTTTATAATCTACCTGTTTCGTAGAAGTTAATTGTCCTACATAGGCATTTACAAGGTTCTTTGTGCGTGTTTTCTTTGCCTCACGCTCTGCCCATCCCGTAGGATTAGCCTGCGTGTAGACACCATGCGACCTGTTGACAAGATATTCTATCTTATTGGTATTCCCCGCCCAGTTAGCACCATAGGAAAGTTTAATAAACGTCTTAACCCGACCTTTTTTGTCGGTATAAGTCTTTCTGCCTATGCACTTTCCCACATATCCGTCATCAGAAAGAGCATAATCCCCTATGTGTGCCTCTTTCCAATGCAGATATGTTATGTTTAATTTATCTGCTTCTTCAGTTGTATATACTTTATATACCTGATTTCTGTTATTTACTTTCCTCTTTAATGTATCCATCCCTACTTACCCTCTAGTACTTACCTTCTAGTACTAGAAGTAATATATACTTACTTGTATATATTACTTAGTGTTAATCCCTACTCTCCCAAGTCTTGGGGTCATTTAAATATTGTTCAATTATCCGATTGATCACTTGCAGCTCTGCGTCAAGAACTTCCTGTTCTGTATCTAGCTTCCTCATTTCCTCAAGGTAATCATCTTCACTTACATACTTCTCCTCCCAGATACCTGTTGTTCCGTTGAAAATATCGTATGTTAGCTTCTTAGACATAGCTAAATATAGGAGAGTTTCAGTTAAAAAAATATATCTAGAATGTGTGTGAGAGAGATGAGTTAGACCCACCCCCCGTTTAATCACGGTTGGGGTTGGTAATTACGTTGAGTTGAATACGGGGGTTGGGTTAGATGTGCTCGTGCCTCGCTCAGTACTTCTCACCCACCCGAGCTTAGCTGGCGTGCCCTATGCTACGCATACCCCACACACCAGTAAGCTTACTCACCACCTTATCCACTCACATCATACACACATACACACGCATAGTATACTATACTAATCCCTACTCTTACATCAGAGTACTACCCCTATATACCTGTTCATTAACTAAACTAAAGGAGGTATTATGGACATAACATTACCCACAGCTGATGAGTATTGTTTCTTATGTGTGGATTGTATTCCACATAGTAAGGAAGAACACCAACGCATTATGGATAAGATGGATGATATTAAGCTGGAACGTAAGGGCTGGGGTAGTACACTTATTGATGAAATCAGTATGTGTAATACCTAACAATAAAGGGACTAGGCTAACCACCTAGTTCCTTTTTTTACACTACATAACTTACCCTTATCTATCCTATGGTGTACATTAACATAGGCACGTTAGTGACAACGTATGGTCCTTGTGATCTAAGAGCTGTTACCGATACATATAGTAAAGGTAATGCTCTATCGGTTCGCCTTGAGGGAACTGATGATGGATTATGGTGTCCATACGCTACACTATCAGTTAACCTACCAGAGCACGCACATATGCTTGAAGAGAACGAGTTCTTCGTCAAGCTATGGAGCGAGAACTCTGAGCTAGTGGAACTACTAGACATAACTGATGTCTTCACAGACACAGGTAAGTCAGTACTACACGGCTTCGAGGATGTTCCGGTATGGAAACTGAACGTGTCCACCGACTAAGACTCGGAGCATTGGGGACAGGCTTGGCAACAGAACTGTCCCCACCTATTTTCTTACCCTTTTTTATGTTCTTCACAACTAATCATAGGAGTAAACTATGTTTAACACTATTAAATCCATCAGTATGAATATCTTGTACTTCATCGTTGGTGCATCTGTATACACGCTATACTATAGCTCTAAAGTCGCTGAACCTGTCATTGAGGCTGGTAAGCGACAGCTATGTAAAGAGCCGTTGCATATGCACCACGATGGTTGTCCAGAATGTGATATGACGTAAGACCACGTAAAAGACTCCCATAATTGGGTTGTGGTATTCACAGGGGGTAGGCTAATATAGCTTACCCCTATTTTTGTTGTCCATAAATAAAACACGGAGGTCAAATGTTAGATCTATTATTAGTAACTATGTCTTTAATATCAGTCGTATGTATATTTTTCTTATGTTATGTCGGCTATACGCTAAGCGAAGAGCTAAAACATAACGATAATGTCATAAATCAGCTACAAGATGAAATAAAAGAATTACGTGAAGGAAAACAAGAATTGTGGAAAAGATATAAAAGACTACAAATATACGTAAAGAACAATATACAAGTATAATCATCAGGGGTAGGTCAATGTATGGCTTACCCCTTTTTCTGTTCTTATAACTAAAATATGGAGGTTTTATAATATGATTGAAAAAGAATATTGCTTTACATCCTATAGAAAAGCTACTATTGAAAAGAATGTAGAAAAATACGGAAGTACTGATGATGCTATTTTTGAATTAGATGCTCTAGTAGCTTCTTTAAAAATAGAGAATGATACACTAAGAGGTATGATAAATTGGGATGAAGAAGAATAACTTATACAAGGGTAGGCATTAGCTTACCCTTTTTTATCATTCTTTAACAAACAAAAGGAGGACATATGCATAAATGTCTTAATTGTGGAACACTAAGTGATACAAATCTCAGAGGTTGTTGCTCTGTAGATTGTGTCAAATTCTTAAACAATGAAGTGTTCGTTAACGATGCTCACGTGACTATAAAGAATATTATGCAGTATAATGAGGATGAAGTACCTGAGATGGATACGATGGATAAGTGTAGAGACTATGCTGAGTATAAAGCACAATTTAATTAGTTGTGGGCACGCAGAGGGATTAGAGAAATCTAGTCCCTCTTTTTTAGCTTTAGGCTTATTTCAAAAAAGGTGCTCGCTTTGCTCGCCCGTTATTTGCCAAAGGCACTTTCTTAAAAAACATCGTGCCCCATCCTTACATCCAGTACCCTTTTTTTTCATTTCATAACTAATAAACAAAGGAGTAACTATGTTACATATAAGTGAAGTTCTAGGTAAGTTCTTTTCAACCATATCTTATCAGAAATCCGAGCAGGATGGAGATGAGTGGGTTAATACACCTATTGAGATGAAAGATGTGAAAGCATCTATATTACCTGAAAGTGAAGATGATAACACACCACCTGTTTTCTATAATATGTGGGTTAATGCTAGTGCAAGTGCTAGTGATGTAGAGAAAGCTCACGAATCTCTAACGAGTAAGGGCTTGACCATATCATCTGGTAGCAAATCTATCTATGAGAAGAAAGATAGAGATGGTAACACCACAGGTTATCGATTCTTAATTGTATCTAACAGTTAAGTGATATTGGGAGAGGGCTAGCACCCTCTCCCTTTTTTTTAGCTTTCTAATTTATCAAGGAGTACAAAATGAAGAAAATAAGAGCAATATCATTTGATAACGCACAAGAAATAAATACACTTGTACACGTATTAAGTCAGTACACAGAAAACAATAAACTATATAATGATCATGTCAAAAAACTTCTTTCAGTAGCAAGAGAAGTGCAAAATATGTTTATAAACCCTACAAAAGAGGAAAAATGAGTAAAATATATTATTGTGAACTATGTGAACAGAAATACATAGAAAATCAAGAAAAAAACACTAGAATAATCTACACAGAAAGAGTACCTGATTTAAATAAAACAAAACCAATAAATAAAAATTGCAGAGTATGTTCTAAATTATTTGGTGTTAAATATGGTACAATAACATGGAGAATATAAATGGCTGATCAAATAAGTTGGAATGATTTGTTGCAAGATATGTCAAAAGAGTTGAATATTGCATATAACAAAATCGAGGAATTACAAATGCAAAAAGAGAGAATAAAAATCAAAAAACGTAAATATAGAAAAAGGCGTAAAACCTTTATGCAACAAGTAGAGAAAGGGTTTTATAATTTTTTAAAATCACCGTTTAAATCTTAGTCAAAAATGAAAGGTAATCCACATGCCAAAAGACGTATTAAAGAAGTATCCGAGCGGTATAACTATACAGGATGCTATTATACTATATAAGAAGATGCTAGACGATCCAAAGTATAAAAATGTAACAATTCATTCTGCTGCTTACAAAAGAATGAAAGAGTTGCAAGTATTATACAATGCAGGACTAAGAAACTTTCCGAGAAAGAAAAAAGGAATATAACATACCCTTTTTTTCCTATTTATTTAGGGTAATTACGGCTAAAACCACCATTCGTTAATGCATTCTGGTTTATTCTCACGATGCAAAGCGTGGTCTACCCTATTATCTATGCACTAGCTTACATTAACAAGCAAAGTTCGAACACGCCGACTAAGGGTTGTGAGCTAGTGTAGCGTGCAGATGTTTAGAACCTCAAGTGTCACGTAAATGGTGTTACAATAGCGGCGAGGGGCAACACCACATCTGCACAAAATTTAAGGAGGAATTATGTTTAATGCAGAAATATGTAATAAATGTAATACAGAACTTGTTTGGGCAGAAAGTGCTAGACAAGTGTATGATCACAATATAGGCGATTATTATGAAATATATGAAGACGTACAATATTGTGAAAAATGTGATTATGGTCAATTCGAGGAGGAATAATGAGTAAAAGTAGAACCATAGCCTACGTAACGTGGGCAGTAAGTAATGCACTACGCATTGCTAAAGACTATACAAATAAAGGTATAGACTACATAGCTAGTAGAAAAAGATTCGATGTAGAAATAACGCTGCAAGGTGTTGTTATGGAATCTAGAACTGGCTTAACAGCAACAGAAATAATCGCATTACTGGATACAATGAGTCATTTCGGTAATGTACAGATACACGTAACTAACTCAGGAGGACAAGATGACAACATCAATACCAAACAACAGTCAGGAGTTCATTCAGAACCTGAAGATAGCTCTGATGACACATATGCCGAAGAAGACGGCAAAGAAACCATACATACCTACTAAATATTCTAGGTTCGACCACATAAGGAATATGGAAGAGGTAGAACTGTCAGAGTGGTATGCAAATAACAAACATTTTTATGACAAAATTGCTAAAGGCAATAAAAAGTTATTTGTGTTAAGAATGGTGTCAAAACTAATGTACGCTAACTTGCTAAGAAAAAAGATTATAAATCTAGCATAGCGTACTCTGGATAAATAGAGATGGGTCTCATTGCAAGTGGGACCCGTCTTTTAACCTAAAGGAGATAAAATGGGTTATAGAAGTGAAGTAGTAATAGTAGTACCAAGAAAAAGTAAACAAGCTATTTTAGATATAATTCCAGAAGAAGATTGGGATAGAGTGTCTGATAGCCCCAAAGATGATTATGGAAATGAAGAAGAAACAACATTATTTTATTATTCAGCAGTAAAATGGTATTCAAACATAGTTTCATCTCTTAATGGAGAAAAAATACTAAATGGATACGATGAAGTAAATAGAATAATGGATTATCTTACACTACTAGACGAAGTGGAAGGAAGTAGTAAATATGCTTTTGTACGTTCAGGAGAAGATTTCGAAGACGTAGAAGAGCTAGGAGATCCATATAAATATGGAATATACATCAATAAATCAATAGACTTTTAATAAAGGAGTAACCTAATGATAAGTCCAAAAGATAGAATAGAAGTTAGACCAGTATATAAAACAAAAGACTATCAGGCATTTAAATTTATTACTGGAAATAGACCTGTAATAAAAACACACTTAGCCAAATTAATATTATCTATGAAAGAAGAATACATACCCGTTCCGATTATTGTGAATGAGTATTTGGAAATAATCGATGGACAACATAGATATTTTGCATGTAAAGAACTAAATCTTGATATGCACTACATTCAAATCAAAGGTCTTAGGCTTAAAGATGTTCAAAGATTAAATGAACTAATGAAAGCTTGGACAGCTGACGCTTTTATGAATTGCTATTGCGATCTAGCACTTGAATCAGATTCAGGAGAATATGATGATTATGTAGAATATAGCGAATTCAAAAGAGAATATGGATATGGTCATAACGAGACACAAACAATGTTAGCAGGTAAAACAATGTTTTCTGGTAAACTAGCTGATGATTTCAGAAAAGGCGAGTTTAAGATAGACAACATCAAAAAAGCAAAGCAAATAGCAAATCAAATACGTGAAGTAAGCGAATATTATGCTGGTTATAAACGCAGAGGATTTGTTATTGCTATTATGAAATGCTTAGCTAACCCTGAGTATGACCATAAAAGGTTTATAGCAAAACTAAGCTATCAAACAGATAAACTAACCGACTTCAGACATTGGCAGCAATATTTAACTGTAATACAGGATATATATAATTATTATGCCAAAGAAGAAGACAAAGTAATGTTAATGTCACTATAAGGAGAAAACATGACTGAAACAGATAAAAGATATTTTATAAAA